CGAATCATCTGCATTAGGTGAAGCATCAGCCGAAGTGTATTGTGCTGCTACAAAGAAAGACCAAGCAAAAATAGTTTGGGAAGAAATACGCGACATGATAAAGGGTTCCAAGGATTTAAGAAGTCGATTTAAAGAAGCCTATGGCACCATTACTCATTTGAAAAGTGGCTCTATTATAAAACCATTATCAAAAGAAGATCGTAAAAGCGGTGACGGTACTTCGCCTTCTTGTTTCATCATTGATGAATATCATGCGCATGAAACTGATGAAATGTACGATATTGGGGACTCTGGACAAGGGGCACGTCCACAACCTTTATTAGCAATAATAACAACCGCAGGATTTGAATTAGATTATCCTTGTTATCGTGTTGAATATCGTTATGTACGACAAATATTAGATCCAGATAACCCTATTGAAAATGAAGAGTATTTTGTAATGATTAATACACTTGATCCAGATGATGATATTTCAGACGAGCGTAATTGGATTAAGTCTAATCCCATACTAGCGTCTTATCCTGAAGGATTATCGTATATTCGAAGACAAATGAAGGCGGCACTTGATGTACCTGAAAAAATGCGTAATTTCCTCACAAAAAATATGAATATATGGATTGACCAAAAGCAGGGTGGCTATATGCCATTATCAAAATGGAATGCATGCGCTCGCGAAAATATTGACGTCACAGGATATGACGTATTCATTGGAGTGGATTTATCAAAGAAAATCGACTTGTCTTCCACAGGGCTGATATTTCCAACTGATTATGGTTTCCATGTAAAACAACATTCTTTCATGCCTGAAGATGCATTAAGAGAAAGACAGGCAAAGGATAAAGTGCCTTATCAACTATGGATAGATAAAGGGTGGTTGTCTACGACTCCTGGTGCAGTGGTTGATTACAGTTTTATTGAAAACTGGATCGTAAAGACTGTGGAGGACAATGGATGGAACCCAATAGTTTTTTGTTACGATCCTTATGGAGCCACTCAATTTGCTCAAAATATGGCTGCAAGTGGTTTTGTTGTTGTGGAAGTCCGGCAAGGTTATCCAACTCTAAGTGAACCTACAAAAGATTTCCGCGAGCAAGTTTATCAGCAAAACATTACACATGATGGTGATGAACTTCTAACATGGGCCATCGGGAACGCGGTCACAGAAGTTGATGTAAATGAAAATATTCGTCTATCAAAAAGAAAGTCGAGGGAGCGGATTGATCCAATTGCTGCAGTAATAACAGGCTATGTACAAGCAATGTACAACAAAGTAGAAAGTGGAGATGGCAATATCAGCTTCATCTCTATTCATGATTTATAAGAGGGAGGTGAGAAATTGAAATTATGGCAACGTATCAAAACTACAGCGTACATGGCGTATGCAGGGGCTAGTACAGGTTGGAAAGGTTCGACATGGGATTTTAGCAACTGGTTTGGGCGAACCTTTTGGGGTATTGATAACAGCCAGTTAGCGACTAACGAAACCATTTTTAGCGTTATCAGTCGATTGGCCAACACTATGTCTGCATTACCCATAAAGCTTCATCAACATTACAATGTGATTCAAAATGATGTTTCAGACGTGCTCATAAATGAGCCAAATCAAAATATGAGTAGCTTTGATTTTATTAACGCTTTAGAAGTTAGCAGGAACGAAACAGGTAATGGATATGCAGTCATACTACGTGATATAAGGATGCGACCAATGGAGTTATTACCACTTGATCCGAATTGCGTGACTGAGTTTATTAATCGCGATGATAGCTCGTTGTGGTATGAAGTTCGCGGTGATAATAAAAATATGTATGTCCATAACAGTGACATGATCCATGTTAAGCATATCCGAGGGCCTGCACGTTTACGAGGACTTAACCCTTTAAAGGTTTTGGCCAATACAATTAAATACGATAAGGCTGTTCAGGAGTTCTCTCTTTCTGAAATGGAGAAAAAAGAATCTTTCACATTGAGTTATGCATCGAATGTTGATGATGAAAAAAGGAAACGAATTATTGGTGACTTTAGAAGGTTTTACTCTGAAAACGGAGGAATTCTATTTAAAGAACCAGGTGTTGAAATTGATCCAATAAAAAAACAATACTTTGCATCCGATACGTTGGCATCAGAGCGAATTACGCGCTCAAGAGTTGCCAACGTTTTTAATGTACCAGTTTCGTTTTTAAATGATTCGGAGGGTGGCACTCTAGGATCAAACGAGCAACAAATGATTCAATTTACGAATATGAATCTATTGCCAACCGTTCGCCAGTACGAACATGAGTTTAACAGAAAGTTGTTAACCAAAACAGATAGACAGGCAGGTATGTATTTCAAGTTTAATCTGGGTGGTCTTCTCAGAGGTGATACTGCTACTCGCGCATCGTTTTATCAAATGGGTATCCGAAATGGCTGGTTTAAACAAAACGAAGTAAGGGGATTTGAAGATTTGCCACCAGATGATTCTGAGTACGCAAACAAGCTATGGATTTCTGGTGATCTTTATCCTATCGATATGGACCCG